TCGAGGGGCCGTTCCAGATCACCAGCATCGAATATTCGGGCAGCCACAACGACGAGGCGAGTTACGAGATGGCGATGGCCTCGGCGGGTGCCCTGACCTTTACGGCGCTTTGAGATGGCGAACCCCTGGGCAGGTGAGGTGGCGATCTGGCTGGATGGTCAGCGCCATGTGGCGAAGCTGACGTTGGGGGCGCTCGCCGAGCTGGAGGAGGCCTTGGAGACGGGGTCGCTGCTGGACCTTGTACAGCGGTTCGAAGAGCGGCGGTTCTCGACGCGCGACGTGCTGGCGCTGATCGTCGCGGGGTTGCGCGGCGGCGGGTGGCAGGGGTCGGCTGCGGACCTGTTGCGGGTCGAGATCGGCGGCGGGCCGGTCGAGGCGGCGCGGGCGGCGGCTGAGTTGCTGGCGCGGGCCTTCGCGCTGCCGGAAGAGCCATGAGCGGAATCGACTGGCGCGGGCTGATGCAGGCGGGCCTGCATGGGTTGGGGCTGGAACCGGCGGTCTTCTGGCGGCTCACGCCGGTGGAGCTGAAGATCATGTTGGGGCGGGAGGGTCTGGTCCCGCCCCTGACACGCGCGCGCCTGGCGGAACTGGCGGCGGCGTTCCCGGATGTGAGGAAGGAAAAGCTCGATGGCGGATATCGGAACGATGCAGGAGCAGCTCCAGGCGCTTGAGGCGCAGATGGGGTCGTCGGTGTCGATGGTGGCGGCGTTCGACGGTGAGCTTTCGCGGATGCGGGAGACGATGGCCTTTACCGGTCGTGAGGTGAACACGTTGTCGAGCGGGATCAGCGGGGGGCTGCGGAAGGCCTTCGACGGGCTGGTTTTCGACGGGATGAAGCTGAACGACGCGCTGAAATCGGTCGCGAACACCATCGTCGACACAGTCTACTCCATCGCGATCAAGCCTGTCACGGGGGCCCTGGGCGGTCTGCTTGCGCAGGGCGTCGCCGGGGTCATGGGGGCGGGGATGCCCTTTGCCAATGGCGGGGCCTTCAGCCAGGGGAAGGTGATGCCCTTTGCCAAGGGCGGAATCGTGGGCGCGCCCACGACCTTTCCGATGCGGGGCGGGCGCGGCTTGATGGGCGAGGCGGGACCCGAGGCGATCATGCCGCTGGCACGGGGTCCGGACGGTCGGCTGGGAGTGCAGGCGGGCGGGGGCAGGGCGGTCAGCGTGGTGATGAACATCACGACGCCGGACGTCCAGGGCTTCCAGCGCAGCCAATCGCAGGTTGCGGCCCAGGTCAGCCGCGCCCTGTCGCGCGGCCAGCGTAACCGGTGAGGGATGAAATGGCATTTCACGAGATACGCTTCCCGGCCAACCTGAGCTTCGGGTCGGTCGGTGGCCCCGAACGGCGGACCGAGATCGTCACCTTGGCGAACGGGTTCGAAGAGCGGAACAGCCCCTGGGCGCATTCGCGCCGACGCTACGATGCGGGCGTGGGGCTGCGGTCGCTGAACGACGTCGAGACGCTGATCGCCTTTTTCGAGGCCCGCGCCGGGCAGTTGCACGGATTTCGCTGGAAGGACTGGTCGGACTTCAAGTCCTGCGCGCCGCTTGCGACCCCGGCTCCTGACGATCAGCTGATCGGAACCGGCGACGGGGAGACGAAGGTCTTTCCGTTGCGGAAGACCTATGTGTCGGGCTTGCAGGAATATTCCCGCCCGATCCGCAAGCCGGTTCTCGGCACGGTGCTGGTCGCCGTGGCCGGAGATCAGAAGATCGAGTCGCTGGAGTTCACGGTGAACCCGGAAACCGGTGAGGTGAGCTTCACCCTTGCGCCGGACCTGGGCACCCGCGTCACGGCGGGGTTCGAATTCGACGTGCCGGTCCGCTTCGACACCGATGCGATCCAGACCTCGGTCGCGTCGTTCCGGGCCGGGGATGTTCCCAATGTGCCCATCGTGGAGGTGCGGCTGTGAGCAAGGACGCCCTGCTTTCGCATCTTGCGACCGGCTCTACCACGGTTTGCCGCGCCTGGACGGTGCGGCGCCGGGACGGGTTGGTGCTTGGTTTCACCGACCACGACCAGGACCTTCAGGTCGATGGAGTGGCCTGCCGTGCAGACACGGGCATGACCGCCCGCGCGCTTCAGCAGACGACCGGACTTTCAGTTGACAACACTGAGGCCTTCGGCGCGCTGAGCGCGGCGGCGATCACCGAGGATGACCTGACCGCCGGTCGCTTCGACGGCGCGGAGGTTCGGGCCTATCTGGTCAACTGGGTGGCGCCGGAAGACTTTGTCCTTCAGTTCTGCGGCAGCCTGGGCGAGATCTCTCGTGTTGACGGCAGCTTCAAGGCCGAACTGCGCCGCCTGACCGAGCTGCTGAACCGCCCGCAAGGTATGGCCTATACACCGGGGTGTTCGGCTGTGCTGGGCGACGGTCGCTGCCGCTTCGCGCTGACCCAGCCGGGATATTTCGTCGAGGTGGCGGTGGACGCGGTGGAGGAGGGCAGGGTCTTCACCTTTGCCGACTTCGCGAGTTTCGAGCGGAGCTGGTTCGAGGATGGGCGCTTCACGGTCATCAGCGGGGCAGCGGTGGGGCTGATGGGTGTCGTGAAGATCGACCGGCAGGAGGGGGCGAACCGCCGGGTCGAACTTTGGCAGTCGCTGCGGGCGCCGATTGCGGCCGGTGACCTGGTTCGCATCGAGGCGGGTTGCGACAAGTCTGCGACCGCCTGCCGCATCAAGTTCGCGAACTTCCTGAACTTCCGGGGGTTTCCGCATGTTCCGGGGGAGGACTGGCTTGCCTCGTATCCGGTTCCGGGCCGGTCGAATGGCGGGGCCCGGCGGTCCGATGGCGGTGGCGCATGACTCTCGGCGCGCAGATCGTTGCCGAGGCGCGGCTGTGGGTCGGGACACCCTATCTTCACCAGGCGAGTGTCCGGGGGGCCGGAACGGATTGCCTCGGGTTGCTGCGCGGCGTCTGGCGGGCGGTTCTGGGTGACGAGCCGGAGCCGGTGCCCATCTACACGGACGATTGGGCGGAACCATCGAAGGAGGAGGTCCTGTTTGCAGCGGCCGAGCGGTGGCTTCGGGAAAAGTCGTGTGCTCAGCCCGCAGTCGGCGACGTGATCCTGTTCCGCATGCGGGAGGGGAGTATCGCCAAGCATCTGGGGCTTCAGTCCGAGACCGGACCGCATCCGCGGTTCATCCATGCCTACACAGGCCATGGCGTGATCGAAAGCTCGCTTTCGGCCCCGTGGGAGCGCCGGATTGCGGCGCGTTTTGCCTTTCCAGAAGGAACCAAGTGAATGGCCACTTTGCTGCTTTCGGCCGCGGGCGCGATGGTCGGTGCCGGTGTCGGCGGGACTGTTCTGGGCCTCTCCGGTGCTGTGATCGGGCGCGCCATCGGGGCGACGATCGGACGGGCAATCGACCAGCGTATCCTGGGCGGGGGGTCGGAGCCGGTGGATGTAGGCCGGATCGACCGGTTGCGCCTTACGGGTGCGGGCGAGGGGGCGGCCATCGGGCAGGTCTGGGGGCGAATGCGGGTTGGCGGGCAGGTGGTCTGGGCCACGGAGTTCACCGAAACGGTCCGTCGTCGCCGGACAGGGAAGGGTGCGCCGAAGCCCAAGGTGAACGAATACAGCTATTCGGTCAGCCTGGCGATCGGGCTTTGCGAAGGCGAAATCCTTCGGGTCGGCAGGATCTGGGCCGATGGCAACGAGATCCCGGCGACCGATCTCAACATGCGGGTCTACAGCGGCAGCGAAGACCAGCTGCCTGATCCCTTGATCGAAGCAGTCGAGGGGGTTGGCAAGGCCCTGGCCTATCGCGGCCTGGCCTATGTTGTCATCGAGGATCTGGAGCTTGCCGCTTACGGCAATCGCGTCCCACAGTTCAGTTTCGAAGTGGTGCGGGCGGCGCAGGGTCCGGCTGTGGACCGGGCGGCGACGCTGGGCGGCGCGGTTCGGGGCGTGGCGCTTATCCCCGGGACCAGCGAATACGGGTTGGCAACGACGCCGGTTCACTATGCCGAGGCGCCGGGCCGGAACCGCACGGCGAACGTCCATTCGCCATCGGGAAAGACCGATTTCGCGACCAGCCTGGACCAGCTGAGCCAGGAACTGCCGGAGTCGGGTGCAGTGTCGGTTGTCGTCTCCTGGTTCGGTAACGACCTGCGGTGTTCGTCCTGCACGGTCCGCCCGAAGGTGGAACAGAAGCTCCGGGATTGGGTCGGCATGCCCTGGCGCGCGGGTGGCATCAACCGGGCTGCGGCGCAGGAGGTTCCGAAGGTCGACAATGCATCGATCTATGGCGGAACGCCGGCGGATGCTTCGGTGATCAAGGCGATCCGGGCCCTGCGGGACGCCGGCAAGGAGGTGATGTTCTATCCCTTCATCCTGATGGACCAGGTCGCGGGTAACATCTTGCCAGACCCCTGGACGGGCGCCGCCACGCAACTCGCGCTGCCCTGGCGGGGTCGCATCACCCTGACGACCGCGCCGGGACGTCCTGGCAGTGCGGACCGGACCGCAGGCGCGGCGGCTGAAGTCGCCGCCTTCTTCGGGGTTGCCGAGCCGGCGCATTTTTCGGTGAGCGGCGAGACGATCAGCTATTCCGGGCCCGCAGATTGGGGCTACCGCAAGTTCATCTTGCACTGCGCCCATCTTTGCGCGGCTGCGGGGGGCGTGGAATCCTTCTGCATCGGGTCGGAGCTTCGGTCGCTGACGCAGGTTCGAGGCGTCGGCGACAGCTTTCCTGCTGTCCAGGAATTGCGGCGCCTTGCGGCTGATGTCAGGTCAATCGTAGGGCCCCAGGTCAAGATCAGCTATGCGGCCGACTGGTCCGAGTATTTCGGCTATCATGTCGACGGAAACGTCTATTTCCACCTTGATCCGCTGTGGTCGCATCCCGACATCGACTTCATCGGCATCGACAATTACATGCCGCTCTCTGACTGACGCGATGGCGAAGGTCACGCCGATTCCGCCTTCGGCTCGGTCTACAATCCGCAATACCTGCTTGCGAACATCGCGGGAGGCGAAGGGTTCGACTGGTACTACGACAGCCCGGAGGGAGCGCTTGCGCAACGACGCCTGCCGATCATCGACACCGCATATGGCGAGGATTGGATCTTTCGCGTCAAGGACCTGAAATCCTGGTGGTCGAGTTGGCATCATGACCGGCTCGACGGCGTCAGATCGGCGTCGCCGACCGATTGGGTTCCGGCGTCGAAGCCGATCCGGTTCACCGAATATGGATGTGCGGCCATCGACAAGGGGACCAACCAGCCGAACCGTTTCGTCGACGCGAAATCGTCGGAGTCCGGGCTGCCCGCCTGGTCCAATGGACGACGCGATGATCTGATCCAGATGCAGTATCTGCTGGCGATGGCAGCGCATTGGACCGATTCCCGGAACAATCCGGTTTCCGGCATTTACGGCGCTGCGATGGTTGACATGAGTCATGCCTATGCCTGGGCCTGGGATGCGCGCCCTTTTCCGGAATTTCCCGGCCAGACCGAAGTCTGGAGTGACGGTGCGAACTACGCGCGCGGGCACTGGCTGAACGGGCGGGCGTCGAACCAGCCGCTGTCCGCCGTCGTGCGCGAGTTGTGCCGGAAATCCGGGGTGGAGGCGCTTGATGTGAGTGCTCTGTTCGGGCTGGTTCGCGGCTATCAGCAAACCGACATTGCCACCGTTCGGTCGGCCTTGCAGCCCCTCATGCTCGCCTTCGGCTTTGATGTCTTCGAGCGTGACGGGCAACTGGTATTTCGCAATCGCACCGCAAATGTGCTGGCCGACCTTGCCGGGGACGAGGTCGCGCTTGTGCCGGACCTCGACGAACGGATCGAGGTGACGCGAAGCTCGGATGCCGAAACAGCGGGTCAGGTTCGTCTCGGCTATGTCGATGCGCAATCCAGCTACGAGCTTCGGTCGGTCGAAACGCGTTTTCCCGATGAGGAATCCGTCGGCGTTTCCCAGACCGATCTGCCTCTGGCCCTGACGAAATCGGAGGGTCTGGGCGCGGTCGAGCGATGGTTGGCGGAAGCGCGGGTGGCAAGAGATACCGCCAGGTTCGCGCTGCCGAAGTCCAGACTTTCGATCGGAGCCGGCGATGTCGTCCGGATAGCGGGTGGTCGCTACCGGGTGGATCGGGTCGAGCAATCGGAAAGCCAACTCCTGGAAGCCACCCGGGTCGAGCCCGGTATCTATCTCCCCTCGGAGAAATCGGAAGAGGTTTCGTCCCTGCGCCCGTTCAATCCTCCGGTTCCGGTGCTTCCCGTGTTTCTTGATCTGCCGCTTCTGACGGGTCAGGAAGTCCCCCATGCCCCGCATGTGGCGGTCGGTGCCGACCCTTGGCCGGGGCCGGTCGCGGTGTGGTCGTCTGGCGAGGACGCCGGTTACGAACTCAACCGGCTTGTCGCTGCTCCGGCGGTGATTGGCGTCACGGAATCGCCGATGACGGTCCACCGTCCCGGCATATGGGACGAAGGCCCGCCGCTTCGCGTCAGGATTGCCGGAGGAGAACTGGCATCCGCCAGCCGGACCTCCGTGCTGAACGGCGCCAATGCCATGGCCATCGGTGACGGCAGTGCGGCCAACTGGGAGATCTTCCAGTTTGCCGACGCCCAGATTGTCGCGCCCGACACCTATGAGATTTCGGCCCGCCTTCGCGGCCAGCTTGGAACCGACGGCGTCATGCCGGATGTCTGGCCTGCAGGCAGTACCGTCGTTCTGCTTGACCTTGCGCTGATGCAGATTGAGCTGTCGGCCTCGTCCCGAGGCTTGGTGCGCTACTACCGGATCGGTTCCGCATCGCGGGGTTATGATGACTCGAACGTGATCCTGCGCACGGAAGCGTTCGACGGGATAGGGCTGCGTCCCTATCCCGTCGCCCATATTCGGCATACCCATGCTTCCGGCGATATCCAGCTTGTCTGGCGGCGCCGGACGCGCCTGGACGGCGACAGCTGGCAATCGACCGAGGTTCCGCTCGCCGAAGAAAGCGAAGCCTATCTTGTTCGGGTGATCGAGGGTGGAGAAATCCAGGCGGAGTACGGCACCAGCCAGCCGTCCTTTGCCTACACGAGCGCCATGCGGGCGTCAGATGGCGTTTCCACCGACTTCCAGCTTGCGGTGGCCCAGCTTTCCATGAGCTACGGACCCGGCCCGTTCCGGCAGATCGAGGTGCAGATCTGAATGAGGTGGCTCCTTGATCCGCTGTGACAGCAAAGCCCCGGCTTTGAAATGGCCCGACCCGACACATGGTTGCTTCGCACGAATCCCTTGCCCTGTCCGACGATTCAGAAGCGCCCTGGACATTTCAATAATTGATGAACGACCATACAGAAATGCGTGTCGCCCCCCGCTTTGGATGTGGTATCAAGACTGCGTATCGGGAGACGCCGCCATGCTTGAAACCAAACCCAAAGTCGCAGCCATCGACCCCGTCTGGCACCGTGTCTGCGAAGAGGCGGTGGAAGCCATCCGCAATGAGCCGCTGCTCGGCGGACTCATCCATTCCGGCCTTCTGCACCATTCCACGCTGGAACGCGCGCTTGCCTATCGCTTCTCGCTGAAGCTCGCCTCTGGCGAGATGAGCGAGCAGATCCTTCGCGAGATTGCAGATCAAGCCTATGACAGCGACCCTTCGATTGGTGCGGCTGCCCGCTCCGACCTCATGGCCGTCTACGAACGCGATCCGGCCTGCCACCGCTTCCTCCAGCCGCTCCTCTTCTTCAAGGGTTACCAGGCCGTCCAGGCCTATCGCATCGGACACTGGCTCTGGCTGGCGGGTCGCATCGACCTGGCCTATTTCGTCCAGATGCGTGTGTCCGAGGTCTTCGGCGTCGACATCCACCCCGCCGCCCGCGTCGGCAAGGGGATCATGATCGACCATGCCCATTCCATCGTCATCGGCGAAACCGCGGTGGTGGGCGACAACGTCTCGATGCTGCATTCCGTCACCCTCGGCGGCACCGGCAAGGAGGACGGCGACCGGCATCCCAAGATCGGCGATGGTGTCCTGATCGGGGCCGGGGCCAAGGTCCTCGGCAATATCCAGGTCGGCCATTGCTCGCGCATTGCCGCCGGGTCCGTCGTGCTGGAGGACGTGCCGCCGAACTCCACCGTTGCCGGTGTCCCGGCCCGCGTCGTCGGCAAGGCTGGCTGCGCCCAGCCCGCGCTGACCATGGACCAGATCCTGAAGGCGGAATGACCGGCCCGGCATGATCCCCGCTCTCCGCGCCTTCGCCGCCCGGGTGACGGGCCAGGCGATTTCCACCTTCGCCCGCTTCATGACCGCGCCCCGCGCCATCTGGCAGGGGATCGAGCCGGTGCCGCATCAGCGGGTCTACTTCGCCAACCACAGCTCGAACGGCGACTTCGTCCTGTT